TTGGACACCGCAAAAAAATTTTCTAAAAATTGTTATTTTGTTATATGGAAAGATCCACGAGAAGGCGATGGGGTTTGGAAAACCAATTGGGATGGCAAAGCAGCTATTAATATAAATGTTGGTTGGATGGAAAAAAATCCTAACGATCCTTCAGAGTGGGTTTTATTTTGTAGCAAAGATACAGACGAGGATTGCACCGAGAGAGGAACAGAGATTTATATTCCTGAAGGTTGTATTTTATTCCGAGTCCAGGTCAACATTAGTGAAGAAGGAGAACACTTTGAAAGCCAAACAATTATTAAAAACTAAAAAAGAAAAAGAAAGTGCTGAACAATTAGCACGAACATACATTCGTAATAAAGGAACGCATTACTCCGAAATTGTTAGAGAAACTGGGATTTTTTGGCAAGGTTATATTGATGATTGCCTAAAAGCTGCGGAGAATGAATGCTTGAAAAGTGGAAACTCGTTGGAAAGATCTTAAATAATAAAACTTTTAGTATAGCCGATATTAAAGTCGCTTATTGGATATTAGATCATTACAACTTTAAAAAGAAAGAAGTATACCCAACGAATAGGCGATTAGTACAACTAACAGGTCTTACTTTACGTCAAGTCCAATACTCCACAGCCAAATTATTAAGGCATAAGCTTGTTAATAAGTTGTTAATAAAAGGTAAAAATCACTACAAATTGACGTTTGATAAATTCCAAAACTACGAACAAACATTCACTTCAAAGCCAATTACTACGAACAAACCTTCACCTCCTACTAAACCTATTATTAATATAGATATAAGTAAAACAATTAAGAAGTTCGCAAAGAATTCTAATCCTTACTATAAGCAGGTTGTTAATAACGGTCTTAGTTACAATCAGAATATGGAAAACAAATATATTCGGTTGATGAGTAAAAAACTTTCACAACATCGTTACAATGAATGGTTAGAGCAAGTTTCAAATAAAAATACTAAACAAGAAGCTCTCTCCTATGCAAAACACTTATGCGGATAACTGAACACGACTTAGATCAATTATATTATGATGCTTTTTTAACGGATCAACGAATGCCTAGTGCTACTCGTAAGCAAAAATTGACGTTTTGGATGGATATGAATAGGATTGATTGGTTAAATTATGGCGATAGTGAGCCAAAAATAAGCTTATCTCCTCGAAGTATATCTCGTTGGGAATTAGCATTAAAATTAATTCAATTAATAAATAATGACGAAGATCGCAAAATAATATGGTTAAGAGGTAAACGATTATCCTGGAGTAAGATTGGAAGATTGACGGCATTGGATAGACGTAAAGTAAAAAATAAATACAGCGAATTATTAATGACGATCATTGCAAGAATAAAACAAAACTTTAAACTAAAAGAAAAAGAAAAAATATATCGCTTGATTGCTCCTAAGTACGAATAAAAAAAATATTTTTTTTTGTTGACAGTTTTGACAATTTTACTCTATTTTATTACTAGACTCGAAGAAGTTTCTTTTTTTTCCAAATTATTATGAATAAAGTTATAAAAGCACAAGGCAGACCGCCTAAGTTTAACCAATCAAGAAACGCAATAAAACGAATTCTTGAAGCTCTTGCAACAGGTGAAAGCATTAGAAAAGCAATAGCAAAAGAAAATTTATCCTGGAATACATTTAGAAAATGGATGAATGAAAAACCAGAATTAAGAGAACAATACGAACAAGCAAAATCAGACGGTATACACTACACTTTGGATGCTGTTGAAGATCAATGTAAAAATATGATTGTTGATGCTAATAATAAAACAGCTAACCTCAACAGCATTAAAGCATTAGATATATTGGTACGTCATAAACAGTTTTTAGCTTCTAAACTTTCTCCCAAGACTTTTGGAAGTGATCGTCAACAATTATCATTAACAAATAATAAAGGTGAAAAATTTTCTATAGAATGGAGTAAATAAAATGTTTGAAGAAGAATTATTAAACAATGATGCTTTTGTAACTTTTTATTTAATTACCAATCAAATAACAAATAAACCTGAATTAATTGCACATTTTACAAGCTTTGAGAGTGCAGGAGAAATAAAAGAATTTGTAAAACAGTTTGAATCAGAAAGAAGTATTACAACTAAACCAACAATTCATTAATTTTTTTAAAACAATTTAAGAATTTAACCGTCTTATATTGTATGAAAAAAGAAACTTACGAAGAAATAAAAGAAATTTTGTTAACTTCTCCTGGCTTTAATAAGCTAAACAAAGAAGAACAAGATAGAATTATTAAAAAATTATATGAAATACTAAAAAATAAATAATTAATAGCCAGGTTTATACCTGGCTATCTTTATAATATTTTAAAAGTTGTTTAACCCAACGAGGAATTGGCTTTCTACCGCTTAACCAGGTAGAAACTATAACACGATCAGAAGCCGAAACCTGATCAAAACAAATACGGCATAAATCAGCTTGAGTAATATCAAGCTGACTCATTAATTTTTTTAGTTCATTGTGTTTCATTATTAATCCTTAATACTAGGATTTTTTATCACAATGAAGCCATTATCATTAAGATATTTTTTAATATCTTTGTGTTTATTATCAACAAGATGATTAATATTGCTTGTTAAATCCTTGATAACGGATTGTTTAACCTTGTTTTGTCCGTCAAGAATATAAACAAGATTATATAAGGTTTTATGGTCGTTAAGATCATATTTAGTAATATCAATTGTTTGATTGTTCATTGTTACTCCTTTGTGATAATTTCAAAGGAATTAAGCTTAGTCTTATTCCAATTGATTTTATTACCTTTTATTTTTGATTTTTTTTCATTAACGGCACACATTCGCAGCTTATCCAATTCAATATTGATTTGGATTGTTAAGCCGTTAAGAGTGCAAAACACAGCATCTTTTTTATCAGTATTAAAACCTATTCCTTTTTGATTACTGTGTAAAAAATAATCTGTATCATCACTCATTAGCAGATAATTTAAAATAAATTGTTTATCTTCTAGATTGATACTTTTTAAGAAATTAAATAATTTATCTTGTTTCATTGTTACTCGCTTTCATTGTTTATGATTAAATCGTAGCATTTGATCCAACAAATACTTAAAGCAATCAAAAAAACATTGCTTATAAATGTATGTTGAAAAATATTATAATCGGTTAGCATCCAAGCCAACATAATAGAATTGATAACTAATAATAAAACTTTTATTTGTTTCATTGTTTCTCCTTTGGCTCAAATGATAAAATAATATTAGCCATAAATGACCAATAATTTTGTGTGATCTGTTCGTATAACTTATCACTAGGGTTAGGGTTAATTGATCCCATTTTAACAGCAAGTTCAATTATATCTTGATGCCAATAAGGAAGATCCAAAGCAAGACCTGAAAGCCATTCACTCATTGCTTTTTGTTTACCTTGTTGACGAATTGCAAAGCCATATTCATTGTTGAAGCGATCAAACAAATATTTTGTTTTAGCTGCATCAGTTGTTAATGGCTGATCATTGCTGTCAGTTTCAATAGTACTAAGGATATAATTCCAATAATTCTTTTTGTACTTTGTATGATGTAGTTTCATAATATATACTCCTTGTTATTATGTTTTGACTATCATTATCACATGACTAATATTAGTCAACACATAATATATATAAAATGATAAATAATTTAAAATTAAATTATATTGACCAGGCACAAGCTCAGACGATCAAAGACAATGAAATTGAATTGTTAAGGGTTGTTGATAGTTTAAATAATGGGTTTCGAATTGGTAACGATCAGGACACATATATTATTAAAAAGAAGTTGAAGAAGAACGACAAGAAGAAGAAGGATAATAATATTATTGCTGAGAATTCAACGGAATTATTGGGTTAATTCGTAAGAAATATATTTTTTGATACGGATCTTATAAGAGTTTTTGTAATAACGGTTGTGCAAACCGTTTTTTATGACAGAATACAGCCAATATTTCTATTTGTTGGGTAAATATTGAGTAATAAAATA